CCAATAGTTTCCATTTCTAATTAAGATTGTTGGTACAGTTGTTGATAGGTCCTTGTTTGCATTTCCTAATAATCTAATATCTCCATCGCTTGAAGGACTTGATGTGTTGTTTAGTGTTACTGAACCAGTTGTAATAACATATAATAAATCTCCATCACTGGAATTAGCCAATGCTATAGTATCGACAGATGTTGAACCTGATAGTTTAACAAAAGAGTTTGTTGGTGTTACTGATGATGCGGATGCTACTGTTTCTGGGTTTAACCCAAGAATACCATCTGTATCTAAGTCATCATTCCAAGCATTTACTGAAATCTGTTTTCCTGAATCATTGGACCCAGTTGCTACTACGCTGTGTCTACCCCAACCTGTTCTTGCCATATATTAATAAAGGGTTAATTTACTATATAACTATTTAAGTTTAGCCTAGAGTTGTAGTCCAAGTTACCTGAAGGGTATCGGAGCTCTGAAGGGTTACTGCGGTAAATGTGTTGACATGAGAAAGTGTTACACCTGATGCTGCGTTAAATAATCCTGATTTTTGTACGGCTGTGTGAGTAGCACTGGCGGTAAACGTGTGTTGTATGGTTGTGCTGTTAGTGCCTGCGGTATGTGATTTGGTTGTTGCATCTGCTCTTGCTAGACCACCTGTGGTGATTTCTGATGTTAAAGCAGTATCACCTGCTGCTGGTGATGCTGAATTTGTTGTTAGTGCAATATAGCCTGAACCTCTTGTTCCTGCTGTTGTGTTGGTATAAACCTGTGCTATCATCCAATCTCTTCCATTATTGGTTAAAAGGTTTGGTTTATCTTTACATAAGACCTGTTCGTCTGATCTACCTGCGTTTTTAATAACTGTTACATATCCCTTAATTATTGGTTCTTCTATCATTTGTTTATTATTACCCCTTGTTGTATTTAAAGTTGAGTTATTAGTGGTATTTTCTATCATTAGAATCCCTTCTTACAATCCTCACATATGCATGGGGTACTGGATATTTTTCGTTTACCTTTAAATGTAAAATCAGTCACAATACCACATAAATTACATGGGGCTGTTCCTGTAACCTCATGTTCCTTATCTTGGTTGTGTTTATCCCAATCTTCAATATCATCTGTACTAAAGTCATGTACGAAACATATGAACGTCATTATAATATTTAGATGGTTTTATTATATATAAGGTTTAGATATTCCTCTTCCTGTTAAAAAGCCATCTTTTTACTACTTTATAAATAGACCAATTCCACACACGTACCCCATATTTGAGCCTGATTCTATATAAATCCCTTGCAGATAAATCCAACACCTTACCGTCATAATATGGGTCCATAACATCCTGTGAGTTATTATCTGCGTCATGTTTTAATCCTAGCCCATGCCCTATCTCATGTATCATGGTATGTATGATATTGTATGTTTTTAGTCTGCTATCTGGGTTTGATGCGTTATCAATAATACCTAACTCTATAGCTTTTGATGCAATAACACTGTCTCCATCAACAGACCAAATATAATCTAAATTAAATACCATATCACCACTAACTTCACCCTGACCCGGGAAATATGCATATGCTAGAACCCCCGGTCTGTCTTTAAATAAATCATCATCTTCACTCTTTCTAAACCTTATCTTAATCTCAACTTGGTCGAAATGTCTCCACTTTGATTTTAGTTTAAGTGGTATCTCAAAATTCCATGTTGACATAGCCAAATTAATACATCTCTTCATTTTGTTTTTAGGTATTAATGGACATTCTCCATCATACACCATAGAATAGTAAATTGTTTCTTTTTCCCATTTGTGTGCCCATTCGGTCTGCTCCTCCTGAAAAGACACCTTTGCAAATTTATTGGGGTCCTCTTTGACAACACAAATTCCCATATAGAAAAAAGGTGGTTCTGTAATTTAAAGGTTTGAACCCAACCTAGTCTTTCTTTAGTTTACTGATTGTGAAATCAGCACCGAAACCTACAAGAACACCCACGACTAATTGGGTTGTTGGTTCTACTATAGTTGCTGCATCTAGTGCCACAATAGCACCTAATGCTGCTATGACTGCGGTAACACCTCCTCCTACAACTTTTTTGTAGTTGAGTTTTCCTGTTGTATCGTTTGATACACCACGAATGATGTTAAGGGCTGCACCTAGTACACTTCCTGCGAGTAACAGTATTGGTAAATCTGCCATACAAACACTAATCAACAATCTGTAATTTAAACCTTTTTAACCTTTCATGCCTAAACACATTTGTGGAGTCAGAGGCACACATTCTAAAGCGTTGGAGAATTAAACGATTCAACGAATTCATTAGCATCTAGCGGTCTTACTAACCGTTAGGTGTTAAATAAAAAAAAGAGATTAAAGACTATCGAAGTCTTCTACGGTCTTTTCATATACACCTTTCTTTGGTGCTGAAAAGATAGTAATCAGCTTATGTTTTGGTTCAGCCTTTCTTTCTGCTTCAGTTATTGGTGCGTTCATTTGACATATCTAGGAGATTCCCCCATTTAAAGCTTTAGATGTTGGGTTATATTATCAAATTCTTTCATAAATCCTTCATCAAATGTAGATTTCTTTGTTAATCCTTTGACTCCCCATGAGTCTGTTTTTTCATATTGTCTCTCTAGATACTTGTTTGCCATCCTTAACCATGCTATGTTTTCTTTTAATTGTTGAATAAGTTGTGACATGCCACTATATACGTGGTAACACCATATGAACTTTTCACTTTCTAAATATTATCTAACTATTACATTGGATTAGTTGACCATCTTTAAAACTACAATTACTTGGTATTACTATGGGGTATGTTGAAATAAATCCATCCTTTCCATATAATTGTCTTATCATTTCTAAATCACTTGGTTGTATCTTCATGGTTAATTCTTCATCAAATGGGTCTATGCTAGGAACCAACAGAGATTTCTTCCATGAATCCACCCCTCCATTAATTGCACCTGCTATGTGATAGTGCCCTAAACCTAGAGCATGACCAAATTCATGCATTATAATATTCTTAACACTGTTTAATGGTAGAGGTTTTAATGTTGATGCAGTTCCAACAACAGCGTCTGTCTCACCCAATGTTATATTTATAGTTGATTTATAGTGATTGAGATATACATTGATGAACATGTATTTATGCCATGACTTACTAAAGTCTATACTGGTTGTTCCTAATGCATCTGTTCCTGATGACTCTTCATAATTGATTAGAATATTACACATTGGAAAGTCAGTGGCTTTCTTTTCAGCATGGTCACTCCATGGTATTGTTCCATATATTGGTAAGAATAATAGGTTAGATTCATTCTCTAATACAACCTTCCATTCATTAATAGCCTCATATGTTACCACCTCTATATTTTCCCAGTTATCCGTTATCTCTGGATTTGCTTCAAACACACATACGGTTGGTGGTCTTTCCTGTGTTATTCGTAATGTATCATAAACGTCTAACTTCTCACCGTATGCATATGTAACACTGCAGCATACTAACGATACTAACACCACTAACCACATTATTTTCTCTATAGTGTCCATGGTTTATTTAATTAAAAATGATTTAAAAGTCTTCATCGGATGCCTTTCGGGCTCTTTAAACCTCGGACTATTTAGAAACATATACTCTCGATGCGAGGAATTGGATGTTCCTTCTTTCTATACATCAAAACGTAATATAAGTATTACCCTACTTTACACCCTATTTCTTAGGGCAAAACAATAGTATATGGTCTAGGCAGTCTCCTAGTTTGGACCACCAACACTTCTCGCACTCTATCTCATCAGTCATATCTTCTGCCCACACTTTTCACAGTACAAACTTTTGAGACCTTTGCCATATTCAATCAGCTCTCTTGAAGTGGATAATATCAATCCTATTAAAGTTGTGTAAAGTGCTATCTCCAAAGAAGGAATCCCTGCTATAGTTGAGCCAAGGTAGGGCGTTACGAAGAACATTCCAGAGTTGCCTGTAACCCTCGCTATTGCTCTTAATATTGTCATCATTCATTATTCGGTTTTCTCCTTATTATCCTTTTTAACTTCTCCTATATTACTGTTTGACCATTCAGCTTTCTTCTCTGCTACTTCCCACTCATGAGATTTGAAGTTCCTGTCTATTTCATTCATTCTGTTTTGTGCATCAATCTCATTCCATTGGTCTTGATGTACCCAGTCTGCTGCTGTTACGTGTGGTCTTCCTAATGCATCCTGCCATAGATTGATTTGAACAGGTTGTCTAAAGTTGTTAAGTTTATTCTGTGTTGGGTCTCCTCCTCCTTGTGCACCCTTTGATAATGTATCCTTGTCTAGTTCTTCTAATCCTAACAAGTCTTTAATTCCTGATGAATCAATTAATCCCATCTGCACCATTCCAGTTAATACTTGGAACATGTCTGGTGTTACTAATGTGAGTAGTTTTGGTTTGTTAAACTTGAATTTAATCTTACATGGAACACTTAATGCATCATCTGTCTGGAATAGTATTGCCATTACTCTGTCATAAAATTGCTTCTCAACTGTATCTTCTAGTATGATTCTTTCTGGTCTAATCTCTTGGTTAATATATGCATCTACTTCTTCGATGTTTGCATTACCACCCAGTTTACCTATGTCGCCCTCTGCTAACAGGAATCCGGGCAATCCATATGCGGTGATGATTGATTTAATTAAACCTATTCTGATAATCTCTAATCCTCCAATGTCTGCATTTACTGGTGTTGTTAATACATTTACCCCTGTCTCTTCTGGGTTGCTTGGTCCTGTTACTGCAATAGCCTGACCTTTTGAATCGTTAATCTTATTGATGAATGATGACAGAACGTTATCCTCATTACCTGCTTCTTGCGGTGGTATTGGTACGCTAAACACTGGTGGTTTGTACCATGCACTCTCTGCAGCTCTCTCATAGTCTTGGTTTAATACAATGTTTAATGTGTTTGCCTCATCTGAAACTCTTGATACTTTAGAGTCACCATAATAATCTGAAAACAATTCATTATTAAATCCATGCATTATGTATATCATACGTTCTGATGGTATGATGTTATCTCTAATCTGACTTCTTACACCGATAATTCTAACTCCAATTAATTCTCCTGTGTTATCGTCTAATACAGGTCTTTCTGTAAACTCTGATCTAATCAATCTAATTTGTTCTGGTAATCTCCAAACACCGTCTTCAGTTGGGTCTAATGGTGTCATCGCCAAAACACATCGCCCCTGCTCTAATGCTATAAAGTATGCATTGAATAGGTTGGTTGCTAAGTCTAAGTTTAATGCTAGTTTGTCTACTTTGTCTTTAATTTGTTCTGCTGTCATCTCTTTGTCAAAATATGGAACGTGGTATGTTTGTGTTTTTTGCCATTCGTTTAATTGTTCTTCTGGTAAATCCTCCTCCTGTCTTGGTACTATTTCTGTTGTATATCCCTGACCTGTTGTGAATGTTGTGTGAATCCTTGATGCCCTATAAACATATGGGTTTGTCATGGCACTTCTAAACTCTTTTCTTTGTAGACCGCTATATGGGTCCATAGGATGCCATACTTGCAGACCTTGAAAATTACCCTCTTGCCCATTCATTCTCCTCCAAAGACTTCTGTCAAAATTCCTTGCTGGTGTATTTGTTGTTGATGCAACTTTTGGGGCTGCTTTCTTTTCTATACTAGCTTTTTTTACTCTTGATTTCTTGGCTGCCAATGTTATTTATTAACGTTTCCCACTTAATAAGGTTATGATTTCATCATCCTATTAAGTTCCTGTGTCACCAAACTATCTAGGTTTTTAGGTCTAGGTGTGGCTGCTACTGCTGCTGCTCTTGGAATACCACGCACATAATTAGATGCTGCATCGCATGCCAATGCTAGCCCCCAGAATCTATCATCGTGAAAACCTTGAGGATGTCTGTATAGAATATTACCAGCATCTGATTTAACTATTTCTTGTTCTGTTACCTCTCTGAATAAATCCCTATCATGTATTACTAATTTGTCTTTATTGAATAGACCCTTCATTAATGATATTAACTCGAATTTCTTAGGGGCTGAAAGAACTACAGGTCTGAATATGTTTCTAATATCTGTGTTGATTAGCTTTGCTACTGCATCACCTACCCCTGTTCTATCATAAGATATTTTGTAAAACCCCCCCTCTTTCTTGTTAATCTTTGACATATCATTGAATACAACCTCATAATCTATGTGTGCCCATGTCTTCTGACCTATTTGTTCTAGCACACCTTCAGACAATACAAGACTAATAAATGCAGAGTTGTCTACCCTCTGTGCTAGGTCTAATCCACCAAACTTTACATCATTCATTGTTGTAACCTCGACAGTCTTTGCTTTAGTTTAGCTTTTCTACTTGGATATGGGTCAATACCCTGCTTACGAAGGTTACGTGCTCTATGATGATCTGGGTCATTAAAATCTCTTTCTATCCTGTGTGTTAATAATGGGTCTTTTTTATAATATTTATGCAATCCTGATTCTTTTGGAATAATTCTAAATCTTTGCCTTTGTTTTAGTGGTTCATGTTTTTGGTCTATAAATTGTCCTGCTGAAGAATCTATTATTGTTTCATCAGGTAATTCCAACCATGCGTGACCAACTCCGGGTTTTTTATCAGGTTTTAATCCAAGTCTCTTTAAACTGTGTTCTGCACCCGGTCCTGTATATACACCACCAATACCTTTAATTTTTTCAATACCACCTATTTTACCATCTTCGACTACATTTTCCCAGTGTTCTAAACAATGTTCTGATGATGCACCACAAGTCACTTCTTTTTTACGTGGTAATTCATCTGGGTCAATTCTATCTAATATATTTTTACGTGTTTCTTCTTTATTAAAACCTTTTTGAATTGTATTTGCCATTGTGTCTGAATGAGAGCCTTTCATGGCTTTTTCATAACTTTGAGGACCTCTTCTATTTACCATTCCTTCATATGCCACTTTCTGCAGTCTTTGCTTTAGTTCGTCTACTCTAGACATGCTTTAAATACTTTACTATAATATTTAAAGAATCAAACTAGATAAAATGGTGCCCACTGCATACAATATATCATTCGTTCCTCTTGGTCCTCATCCATATCATCAACCTCATCAGCCTCTACAAAACAATGGTGAAATGTCTCATGGTTTATGGTCTTGAAAAGATCATCCAAACTTTCATGGGTTCCTAGGTTAATGATGGCACGTTTAGTCTCTGAATGATATATGCCATGATTCTCGTCTTTTCGGCACCTTAATTCAATTTTCAAATCAGGCATAATATTACTATGGTATGCTACACTATAAATCTTAGGAAAGTTTATGTCTTATTCCATGAGCATATATAAGGGATATGACTTGAGCTAAACTTATCAACTCAACTAAATCTACCCCATACAGTAAAAAGTCTAAAACTGGGTTAACTCTTGCTATGTTACCCATCTCAAAATACATGTCTGCGTTCCATACCATGTGTGGAATCTGAATAATATGAATAACTAATAAGAATAGAAGACTTCCCTTTAACTGTCTAGTATACCAATCCCAGAACCTATCCCAAATCTTAGTCACTGCAATCAATCTCCGAACCACAGTTAGGACAACGAAGATGACATTCTTGTAATTTGCTCATTTCTTCTCCGCATTGGAGACATATCAGCTCATCGTGTCTAATCGTCATCTTCCACCCACACCCATTTACCTCTGTTGTTTAGTTTAATTGGTCTTTTTGGTTTCTTTTCTGCTCTTATTTGGTCCATGAATATCATCTGATTGGCTAACATATAGGTTAATTTAGTCTTTTCTGACCCTTCTGCTGATAGTAGTTTCTCTTCAATTTCCATTATTAGTTGTTTTTGTACCTCTTCAGATGGCAGCACTATCCTTTCTCTTTTTAGTAAATCTCTTAATCCCATCTACCGTCACCTTTCTTATGTTTGGATTTTCTCCAGCTTTTTGAATACCAGCCTATGGCTATGCCTCCTGCAAAATAAGCCATACATATTAAAGTAAATGATAAATCACCTATCATCTTTATCTCCGCAACATCTACGATACTTTTGGCAGTTCGGAAACATCCTCTGCACCCTCACTACTTTTGTCTCCTCTTTTTTCGAGCTCATATTTTAGCCTCGAACACTCTACTAGAAGATTGAACGCAAATCTGCATAGTTCATTATGGGATAGTTTCCCTATTTTAATCTTACCTTTTTTAGGATGGTTGACTAACCAGTCTTTATACTGTGGCATTATTGAAACTCTCAATAACCTTATGTAATTCTTGTATTTAATCTTGTTTATTTCTGATATATT